GAATGACGCGGTCCAGTCTGCCCGCAGGACACGGCACGCATCCTCGATGCCGTAGACCGTCCAATGCGGAAACTTCTGCCGCAGCTCAGCGTGCCCGTGAAGCGCGATACAGATGACATCGCCCTCATCCATCTGCACGCACCAAGCGCTCTCTCTGAGCGGCTCGTGCCCGGCTGCGATCGCTGTCTTCTCTAGCACGTCCCATGCGCGCATAAGCTGCCCGACGATTTCGTGCGTCGTGACGACATCGTTATCGAGTACCGCAGCCTCGAGCGCCTCATATGCCGCTTCAAATCGTCCTGCCATTTCTGGCGGCACGCACTTCGGCAATTGATCGCCCCAACGCCGGATCTTTTCTTCGCTAATCTTCTGCAAGGGTTCAAGCTGTCCCCAGACAGCCGCTTTAATGACCAGCTTGTCTTCGTCTGGCTTTATGTGTCCTACTGCATCACGGCCTCTCGCTTTAGCCTTTGTTACGTTTACATAGCTCTTCTTTGCCATAGTACCTCCGCACCTACATTTATAAGCCCCGCACGTTCCTCCGCACTAGCGTATTATATACGCTAGAGGTGCGGCGGAGTGGTTTACGGCTTATTTTCCGCACCTTCCGCACCTCTCCGCACCACTAGTGCGGTAAGTGCGGTTTAGAATGCATCGCCTTCATCCAGCACGTCATCACCGTCTACAATCGGCGTCGTATCTGCGTTCTTGTACGTTGTGTGATGCCACACCTGATCGCTGACCACAGAGACGCTCATGTGTTGGTCTTGTAGCTGCTGGTAGCGCTCGCTCTGTTTCACCTTAAGCAACAGGAACAACTTTTCCACGCCATCGAGCGCGTCGTATATTCTGTCGATTGTATCTTGGTCTGTCATAGCCCTGCCTCCGCTCTACTGATCCATTCGCCAACGATGATGATCGGCACCTCGCGTCCATCGCGTCCGCTTTTCCAAGTGTCTTCGCGCAGCACGCCTGTCTCTAGCCATTTGGCGATGACGGCTTTTGCTTTCGCTTTCTCGTGTTTCTTTTCCATGTCGAGATCGAGCACGACGGCGACCGCTTGCCCGACCCACGTTTTTGCCTGCGCGTTTTTGCGCATCGGCTCTCCGCGTTCTTCGGCTGCGCCTACGAGCTTCTGCACCTCCATCGCGTGCTTGGCGCTGATGCCGTCAAAGAGATCAGGCAGCTTAAACTCTGTGGCGACGCCGACAAACTCACCGTTGGCGAGCAGTACGCTCTCCATGCGCCTGTAGAGCGCCTTGGATGCGGGTAAGCTTAGGTTGTTCTTGCCGTCGTCGACGCGGAAGATGCCTAGACTGCCCTCTTCGGACACGCCAGGCTTCATCGCTTCCTCTTGCGATACGCGATTAAGAACACGCGCGGCACGAGCTGCGCCAATGAGCGAGCCTGCGCCCCGGACGCTATCGATTGTTGCTTCCTCGCCGTTTGTCTTGCGAATGTGGTGCGTGAGCACGATTGCGGCGTCTGTCGCATCCGCGATGGCTCTGACGGCGCCCACGGCTGCGTTCATAGCCATGTTGTCGTTTTCGCTGATGCCACCCATCGCCGCGACCCAAGGGTCAATGAAGACGACGGAGATGCCGTTGTCATTGATAACCTTGATCATGTATTCCACGATTTCTTCGATGATCTCGAGACCGTCGCGCGTTTGCTTGGCAAAGATCATCTTTAGATCGCGCCCAGCGTCTAGGAAAATTTTACCGCGGATGTCGTCGGCCTTGATGTCGTAATGCTGCATGACGGCTGCCATGCGTCGCTGCATCTCTTCGAGCGGATCTTCTAGGTTGACGATCCACACCTTGCATTGCTCGTGCACGGCCTCGCCGAGTAGCGCCTTGCCAGTGGCAATGCTGACCGCTTCTACCATTTGCATGGATGACTTGCCTAAGCCCCCGGCGGATGCCACGACGCTGACGTAGGAGCGGATGTAGTGGTGTCCGTAAACCCAACGACGCGCGGGAATGTTTGCGGCGTCGATCGGCTCAAACAGCGTCGGCCAGTTGCGCTCGGTTGCGATCGCTTCCTGCTTTACTTGGTCCACAGGTTTGGCTTGCGCAAGCGCGCGCTTTAGCTCGTCCTCCCCAGCTTCCTTTAGGTAGTCGTTGGCGTCCTTGACGTTTTCGACGCCAAGCTGATCGAAACGGACGACGTGTACGGCGTTGCTGCCGTCCCCTGCAAGCACCTCTGCGCACTTGTCGACGTCTAGGTCAGGATCAGCGCATATCGTGACGTCTGAGGCGCGTGGAACGTTGTACGAGGCCATACCAGCCTTGCCGAACGTACACACGACTGTCGCGGCGTCTCCGGCCGCCTGTCGCACGCTCAGCGCGTCCTCTGGCCCCTCGCAAATGATGATCGGCGCTCCGCCGTCTATCTTCATCGCGTTTCCAGCAAGCACACCGCGCGAATATTTGGCGATGCCATTGTGCTCGCGCTTCTTACCTTCGGGCGTGAGTAACACGGCTTGCACGCCGCGTAAGTCTCCGTCCTCGCTATAGGCTGGGAACACAATCGCGGGCCCACCGTAAACGTTAGGCGCAAAGCGCGCTGTGTCGACCGCTGTAGACGCTCTGAGGCCGCGTGAGTTGAGGTAAAGGAGTGCCGGGCGCACAGCGTCCGTCGTTTCGCGTGAGATCGGTACAGCGCGCTCCCACTGTTCCTGCGCTTTCTTAATCTTGTCTTGGCGTGTTTCCTCGTCGCGTACGAGCACCTCTTTGTTTGCCAGACGACCGATCAGGCGGTCAAACTCGGACGCGCTGTACGGCAGCGCGTCGCTGTCTTCGAGAACCTTTGGGTTTTCGCCGCCGCGTTTAAAGCCAGATCCAATTGTGGCTTTGATTTCGATTTCGTTCAGGCCGATTTGTTTTGCGGCTGCGTGCAGCTCTGAGACGGCTGCATCGATGTTTGCGGGTGCAAGGTGTGCGTGGCGACCGAGCGCGTACGCTGCCTTGTTCAGTGTTTCGTTGCGACCGCCTTTTATTGTTGTCAGCATTTCGCCGACGGCGCTTTCGCGAACCTTGTTAAAATATGCTTCAGACATGCTCACTTCCTGATGTGGTTACGCCCCGCTGTTAGGCGAGGCGCGTTATTACTTTTGTTAGAACCCGAAGTCGCTGCCTCCTGTCGGTGCAGCCGCCGGCGCGGGTTCAGGCGCTGGCGCTGGTGTTGGTTGCGCAGGAGCGGGTGCTGCGGGGGAAGGGGAACCCGTGTCCGCATCCTGCGCAGGACGATCGATCCACTTCGCAATAGTGAAACCGACGTCGTACGATGTGCCTTTGCCGATCACGACCGGCGTTGAGCTTGTACACTGAACCACTGGGATCTGCGTGCCAAACTCTGGCATCTGTTCTGCTTGATTGTATAGCTTGGCGATAAACGTGCCTAAGCCGTATGAGTTACCGCTGAACTGCGCGGCACGGCCGTCGCCCATCCAGCAGTCTACCTCAAATCCTTTTTTGTGCTGATCGCTTGGCTTTGCGATTTGCTGTGAAGGCGATGGCCATGGTTGCCAGTCGCGGACGCCGACATCGATGTGCGGCCATCGAGACGCGACATTGGCCACGTCGGTCGCGATGCCGCGCGTCATGTCGATCGGCTCGTCGCCGCCTTCGGTTTTAAGTGTCCACCGGTTTTGCGGTAGGTTGACGCGGACAAAGTTTGTATTGCCTGCGCTTTCAGACGTAAATTCAATTGGCATGTGTGTCTCCTGACTTAGTTTGCCTCGGTGAATTTGAAGGCATATGGCGGTATCTCGAGCGTGGTAAGCTCGCCATACCCGTAATCCCAAATGCCCGTTTCCTGCGCTCTCGCGTATTGCTCAAGCGCGTGTTTAACTGCCGCGTTGCCCTCTTCGAGCGTGCGCCAGTTAAGCTCGTACACCCCGACTTTGTGGGGTGCTTTCTTTCCTACCGCGATAAAGACAAAGCGGTCAATCTCGTTTCCGCTTAGGGTCATCACCCGGCGGTAGAACTGATCCTGTATGTGGTAGCCAAGATTGGCCGCTTGTTTGGCGAACCCTTCTGGCGATGGATCAATCGTTGTTTTCAAGTCGATCAGCGTTGCGATGTCCTTACGCCATCCGTCCGGGCGGGCTCGCAAGTCGACGCCATAGATTTGATCGCGTACAAATACGCTTGCCTCGCATGTCATTTGACGCGTGAGCAGCTCGGCTGCGTCGGGGTTGGCGCGGACGGCCTCTGCCATGCCCTTGGCTAGACGATAGTCGCTGTCCGTGAGTAGCAGTGCGCCTTCGGCATCCGCAGCGGCTTTCATCTCCGTCCACGCCTTGCCTCGGCGCGTCTCTGGTCCACACCACACTGTGTCGGCGATCTGAGGCTCGAACACGAATGTGTGCGTGGCTGTCCCTACGTCAAACGCGGTTTTATGTTCGCGTTCAGCGTACTTAAAGTCGAATAGGCTTTCGAGCGCGATCGTCTTTGCGCCAGAGGCGCTGAGCGCGTCGCTCTGGTGGTACTCCTCGTTCGACATGTCGTAGCGTATATTAGCCATCTAGCAAAGCTCCGTAGTGTGCGATTAACAACGCCTCAGCGCGGTGCTCGTCTTTTTTGCGTGTGAATTGATCCGCGACTTTCGGATACCATTGCTGCGCAAGCCTGCGCGCTGCGTCTTTGTCACTGGGTAAGCGTAAGCCCTTCTTCCAGCCAGCGGGCGATAGGATCGTGTACGGCGTGCGTGTAAGCGCGGCTGTGGTAACGATCTGCCCGAATGCGTAGCCTAGCTTAAACGTCGACGACACGCCTTGGCGTGGCATGGCTTGCTGCTTTTCGATGAAGATGTGATCGATGTCGACGCTTGTCAGGATCTCGTTCAGCGCCGTGATGTCGACCCCGCCTTCGCTATACGTCGGCAAATCGTGTACCTCGGCAAAGCCGCTTTTGTCGATCAGCGCCACACCGCCAGTGCGGTATCCGCAATCGATGCCAGCGTAAATCTTAGACGTCATAGCCTGCGTCCTTTAGTAGTTCGCGTAGCGCGCTTTCCACGATTAGCGCCTGCGGCATCCGGGTGCGCTTGCTGTAGTCCGCTAGTGACTTGGCGACCGTCTCGCTGATGCGCGGTCCAATCTGTTTTAACTCTTCGGCGGGTTTCAGTGAAACTGGTGTGATCATTGGTATCTCCATATGTTTCCCCGCTGTTAACATGGAAGTAACAGCGGGATCAACTTGCCAGAATTAAAATGGGATTTCTGTGCTTTCAAACTTACAATCTACGAAATCGAAATAATTGCGATATGGCCCTAAGTCTGGCATATCAACGCCAGATGCGTTTTGTAGCTCAATGCGCTGCTTTTCGATTTCGTATTCCTCCGCCTCAGCTTCTAGCTGCCACTGTCTTGCCCAGTAATCGTCGTTATCAATGTATGTCATTTTCTGTCTCCTTCACTGTAAGGTGGGGCCGAAGCCCCGTTGATTAATACGTTAAACCGATTGTGACTGGCTGACGCGCCCATGATGTAAGCGCATCAATATGACGCTCACACTCACGCTTAGTGTTAAAGTTGGTGATGTGATACATAGACATAGGAAGCTCTGAGCCTTCTGGTGCTTCTTCAAAAATTGCCCAATGCTTTTGTCCACCAAGCTCACGATTTACGATCAAGTGACCGTTGTATGTGTAAAAACCTTTACGAACTTTTTTAGCTGTGTTTGTCATTTTTTTGTCTCCTTCACTCTTATACTGTTAACTTAATGTTAACAATTAGAGTTACAAGGGGGGATGTGCATTTTTTTTGCGATATGCTAT